TTTTATAAGAGTGATGGTACGTTAATTACTGTAGAATTTGAAACTGCTGGTAGCAGTAGTCCAAGTGCATCTGTTGGTAACACTCACTATGTAAGAGGAAATACATCTAATGATGTAACTGCTGATAATTTATATACTGCTATTAATGCTATATCTGGATTTACTGTAGCGAATCCTTCGGCTGCTGTGGTTACAGTTGTTAGAGATGATGTCTTTGATGGGAGATATCAATCTGTTTCAACGAGTGATAGTACCAGATTAGCTGTTACTAATTTTGCTGTTGATAATGTTTTACAGCATAGACTTGTTCCATTTATTTTTTCTGATGATGAAAGATATATAGTTTCATTAGAGAATTTAAAGATAAGAGTATTCCAAATTGCTACTAATAATACAGTAAGTTTGGCAGCTACTATTACTCAAGACACAGGTTCGGCTGCTCTTCCTATTACACATTCTAATTTGCATGAATTAACTTACGCACAATCAGGTGATGTAATGTTTATTTCTCATCAATCTTTTATGACTAGGAAGTTAGTTCGTACTGGTCTTACATCTTTTCAAGTGGAGACTTTTACATTTGACACTCAATCGGCTGGAGCAAAAATATACCAACCTTATTATCAGTTTCAAGATCTTGGTGTTACTTTAGATCCTTCTGCTAGCTCTGGAAATGGAATCACTCTGACAACAAGTGAAGCTTATTGGGATACTACAGGAGATATAGATAGTGGTAATTATCCTGATTCAAAGCATGTTGGTATTACTATTAAATACCATGACCAAGAAATAACTATTACTTCTGTTCAGTCTACTACTCAAGCAACTGGGAATTGTTTAGCTGCTTTGAAAAAGAAATTAAAAGCTGATTCTATGAGAACCGACAATGGCGTTGCTACAATTACAGTTACGCTTGTTAATCATGGTTTTTCGGCTAGTGATGCTTTTACAGTAAGTAATGCAAATACAGTTGGTGGCATTGCTTCTAGTAATATAAACGGAGCAAGAACTGTTGTTGAGGTTATAGATGATAATACATTTACTTTTAATGCAGCCGCCAACGCAAATGATTCTGCTGTTGGAGGAGGAACACCTTTCTTAGAAACTCATGCTGTAGCTACTAATTGGTCTGAGCAATCCTTCTCTACTTTAAGAGGATATCCTGGAGCTGTTACTTTTCATCAGAATAGGCTTTGGTTCGGAGGAACTCTGTCTCAGCCTGATGGGTTATGGTCTAGCAAAACTAATCAGTTTTTTAACTTTGATTTAGGAGATGCTTCAGATAATGATGCTATTGATATTACTGCCGCAATCGGAGAGGTTAATACTATTCGTCATTTAGTATCTAACAGAGATCTCCAATGCTTTACATCTACTGATGAATTTATTGTTCCAGCTTTTATAGAGAAGCCTACAACCCCTACAAATGCTACAATTAAAAGACAAACTCCTTTTGGTTCTGCTTATGTAAAGCCTTATGTGTTTGATGGTGCTACTGTTTATATTCAAAGCTCTGGAGAGATTGTAAGAGAAATGTTATTTGACGATACTCAGAACGCTTATACTGGTCAGCCTATATCAAGCCTTTCTTCTCATCTTATTAAAACCCCTATTGGATCTACTATACTTGCTGGTGGTATTGATCGTAATGAAAGTTATTATTTTATTGTAGATGGAGATGGTACGTTATCTGTATTTAATTCAAATAGAGGAGAACAAAGATTTGGATGGACACAGTTTACAAGTCAAGGTGCGTTCCATTCTATTTGCACTATTGATACAAGACTGTATGCTGTATTAAAATTTGATAAAGGTGATGGTACTAATAAATATATTCTTTGTGAGTTTGATAGTAGTTTTAATCTTGATATGGCTAAAACTTACTATGGTGCTAGCGGAGTTTTCTCAGTCAGCTCTGATTTCGCTAACGGAGCAGTTCTCGATGTCGTCTCTGGGACTCATTATCTTGGTCAGTTTACTGTTGCTAGTGGGAATATTGACGTATCAGCGATAGATAGTTCTTTGACTAAAGCTGAAATAGGATTTAAGTTTGATGTTAATTTGAAAACAAATCCTATTGATACTGTATCTCAGATAGGACCGACAACTGGAGAACCAAGAAGCATGAATAAAGTTATTGTAGATTTAAATAATACTTTGTCTTGTTCTGTTAATTCTAAGGATCTGATTATTAGACAGGTTACAGATGATTTAAGTCAAGATAGAACTCCTGTTAATGGTAAGAAAGAATTTAGATTGCTTGGTTATTCTAAAGATCCTCAAGTTTCTATTAGTCAATCTGCACCATTATCATTACAAGTTAATTCATTAATTGCGGAGGTAACATTCTAATGTGGTGGCAAGTTGCAGGACAAGTTGTATCAGGTCTTTTAAGTGCTAGTGCTTCTATAGCGGCTGGTAAAGAAGCTCGTAGACAGAAAGAGATTGAAGCTAAACAGCTTGAGCAAGAAAGAAAACAAACAAAAATAAATACTATGCAACAGCATAATGATCTTCAAGCTGAACTAGACAGAATAGAAGATATTAATACAGCTACTTTTGATTTTATGAATAGGGATGATGATAATTCTCGTATGAAATTTAAAGAAGCTCAAAAAGATATTACGAATAGAGATCTTAGAAGAGTGCAGTATCAAGGTTTATATACACAAGCTCGATTAGAAACAAGAAGATTATCTGCTTTAAGAGCTGGGAAATTCGCAGAAAGAGCTGGGTATGTTAATGGATATGCTACAATGTTTAATACTATTGGTAATCTTGGTAAGACTGGGACTGGTTCAGGATGGAGTAAGTAAATGGTAATTAAAATAGATAAACAGCAGTATCGTAATTCTCAAATAGGAGTTGTCGGTGCTGATATGTCTGTTGCTAATAGCATGAATCAAATTGCTAATGCTATGTCTGGTATTTCTAATAGACTATTTAAAGATGCGGCTGAAAATGCTGACAGAGAAGCAAGAGAATATGTCTCTAGTTTATCTAATGACCAAATAGTAGGTACTGATCCTAATACTGGAAGACCTGTTAATCTTTTAAAAGGTTTGACTGAAGGGTTATCTTCTAAAGGTTATGGCTCTATCGGTAAAAATGCTTTTGATGAAGAGATAACAAGACGATTTGCTAACATTGTTAGGAATCAATACACGGAGAAATCTAAAAGATTAGCTCTTCAACACCCAAATAATCCTAATAAATTTCAAGATGAATTTGCTCATTACTTAGATAATCTTGCTTTACCTTATGAGGGTAAGTTTAAGAATATTATTCTTGATGGTGGAACAGAATGGGGAGCTTCGGTTAAGACTAAGTTAATCGGAGACACTATGGAGAATGAGAAGAGAATATCTAATCTTATTCTTGCTAGAGATCTTTCAGAAGCAGATGCAAACTTAGAATCTTTAGGTAAAGAAACTAAAGGAAATAATTGGCAGAGTATGTTGGCTGGCATTAAAGATGACAAGAATCCAGTTAATCAGGATCTCAAACAACGCATTGGTACTTCTTTTGCTCATAGTGGTGGCATGAAAATGCCCTACAGCGAATACAGAAAAAAAATGGAAGTAAGTTATGCAAGTGGATCTTTGCAAGGTATCTTCGCTGATTTAATTGCCGACAATGATAAGGGTCAGATAATAGGATATAAACTTAGTAACGCAATTCTTGGGAGAACAGAGCTTACTAATGATATTCTCGGTGGTCTCTCAAAAGATCAGCAAGAAAAGATCAAGGGTCTTGTCAATATAGTTAGAAAAAATAATGCTGGTGCAGAAGTTTATTCAAAACTAAATGGATTAGCTGTAGCTGATAGGCATGTTGATAACTATTTAGAAAGCAAACAAACAGATGAGAAAAATGATCTCCTAAGTGATTTAGTTCAATCAAGGAAACAATCACAAGAAGATATTTTCCAAAGCTTTGTGTATGGAGCAGATGGTGGTGCTATATCTAACATACAAAAGTTAATTGATTCTGGAGATACAGATGGAGCTATGGCTGCTTATCAAGAAGCTAGAAAACAATTAAATGTTTCTGGTACAACTGTACTTCAAGGTGTTGATTCTCAAGGGAATGTAGTCAAAGACAAGCAATCAGTTTTAACTCCTGATGGTCTTGCAAGTGTTATGACTAAGTTTGACAGTAAGATAGCTAACATTATCGCTACTGATTCTTCTTCTCTGTTTACTGAAAGTGGTATAGTTAATATGGGTAAGATGAAAAATCTTATGGCTTATATAGCCAACCCAAAGAATACATCTATGCTCAATGGGTTTACCTCTGAACAAAAATCTTATGCTCAAAAGTTTGGTAAGTATATGCCAATAGAAAATGTTCCTGATGCTTTATTAACTGGCAAAGGTTCTAAAGCTATGACTGCTGAATTTAGAAGTAGGATTCTAAGCAAGATGGGTTCTAACTTAGAGGCTCAGAATAAGGCTGTATCTCATCAAGCTTCTATAAAAAAGTATACAAATTTAGCTAGAACTTTAGACCCTAGCAATAAGACTGGTGCTATTATCGGACCTAGTTCTCCAGACCAGCGAAAAATTGCTGGAGAAATTCTATCAAATGAATTTGCTCCTTTATTTCAAGCTTCAGCCCATAATAAAAATCCTCCTACTATAGAGAATATTTGGTTTACTGCTCATTTTTTAAGCCCTGATAGTGCGTTTAGAAAACGAGTAGATCAAATGGCTAATAAAGGTATTGTTCCTCAACCATTAGTAAATGCCATAAAGTCTTTAAGTAAAGCTAAAGAAGGTGATTCATCAACACTAGCTCTTTGGGATTATGTAAAAAAAGATGGTGGTGAAATGGTTACTTGGCATAAAAAAGCAGACAACACTTATGATACTAGAGTTGTTAGAAGAAGATTATTAGCTAGTAATGGCTTGGAGCAAGAAATGAAATTCTTTGATGAAGTTATTGAAGCTTCTAAAGTTGTTAATTCTTTATCTGTTGGTAAGCTAATAGCAGATATGGCTGAATTTAATAATCCTATTCAATCAGAAAGACTCAATAATTATTATGACCAATTATTTTACAAAGAATTAAAGCTTGATAAATATAAAAATTGGACTGGTAGAGATATAGCTATAGATCAATTAAAAAGAGCAACTGGCAGTTCTTATATTTTTGATTTCATTGAGCCAGCTTTAGATTTTCATGTGGCTGCAAAGCGTGCAAATGGCGAAGATTTAAATATTAAAGCATGGGCTAAGAGCATGATGTCTAATAATTTTTATTCTGGAGAGGATATTGTTTTAGATGCTATGCATTTAAATTTTACTGGTGAAGATAAAACTCCTTATAGTTTGTTAAATATATTTCCTGATGATGATACTAGAGAAAGCTTTAAAGAATATGTAGATCTTAAATTGCTTAGATTAAGTAACAATAAAGTTTCTTTATATGGAGGTGATCGAGGTGATGTCGAAGGAGAAGTAGACCCCTGGAGATGGGAACCTTTTAGTAGCATAGGTGAGTTTTTTACTGCTTGGCAACATAGTGATGTTCAAAAGAAAGCGTGGTTAGTCCCAGTTCATGGTGCTAATACTACTCCTCTTATTGGTCTGCACAGAAATGATAACGATAGAAATGCTGATAATGCTGGTATTGGCGATATACAATTCATGGTTCATTGGGGAAGAGATGGTGAGCTTGAGCCTTTAGTTTTAGAAAACGCAGAAAATGATAACCAACCAGAAGTTATATATGTTTCTGCTAATGAGTTTAGAGAATGGCTAAATAAACAATGATAAGAAATGATGTCCATTATAATTATAATGCAGAGATACCATTTAATACTGGGCTTAAGGGAGCTGATATTGTTTCTTCTCCTTCTTGGTTTGATACTCTAGGAGCTAATTTAGAATATCAATATAAGCCATTTATTAATGCCATACATAATGCATGGGAAAACTATGAACGAGATGAAGAGTTCAACGCTATTGATCACATTAAAGATACTCCTTATTATGAGTATCGCCATACTTTAGCTGATGCAAAGAACCGAGATCATCTGAATGATTTGATTGCTCAAGTTGATGGAATGAATGAAGCAAGAGAAACTTTAGCTAGGTCAGGTATATTTAATCAATTTACTACTGGTATTTTTGATCCTTTGAATCTTCTTGCTCTTCCTTTTGGAGGTCCAGCCTTTGGCATAGGAAGATCAGCTCTTCGTGTTGGTCTTGGTGTTACAGCTATTCAAGCTCCAGTTGAAGCTGGTCGTCAGCTTTTTGATCCTTCTGCTACTTATACAGAATCAGGGATAAACTTAGGAGCTGCTTTTGTTGTTGGTGGTGCTATTGGTGGTGCTATGGCTGTTCCAGCCAGATTAAAAGCTAATGTCCAAATGAAAACTCAACAAGAATTAGATGAATTTAATAGTGTTATTAATACTGCTGATGCAGAACAACTTAGTTTGCTGGGCAAAAGAGACGAAAGAATTTTAGATGTTGATGGTTTAACTTTTCGATCTGATGAACTTACTGATAAAGATGTAGCGAATCTATCAACTTGGAAGGGTGTTAAAGAATATATTCAAAAGAAAGTAGCTCCTTATTCTCCTATTAAATTTCAGAAGACGGATCAATTTGACAGAACTACTACTGACATGGATGTTCTTGGCAGTTCTGCTAGGCTAGAAATAAAAGAACTAGGCGAAGGTTTACATGAGTTCGGACCTAAGAATCCTGAAGTTGGAGCTTCTTATAATGTAACAGCAAACACAATATATATATCTAAAGATGCTATAATGAAACAGTTCAAGGCTAAAGCGTGGACTAAGCCTAGAACATTAAGAGATGGCAGTAAGGCAAAAGCTTTGCCTAATAATGCTTTTAAATCTTTTGAAGAATATTATGACTTTGTTGTTTTGCATGAAGGTATGCACTCAAGAAAACTTGCAGATCCTTTATACAAAAGAAAAGCTAATGAATCTGTTGGAGCTTATGAGGATAGGATTAACTCTTATGCAATGAAAGAATTTCAAAAGCACAAAGGTAATAGTGTTACAAGGCAGATACATCATTCAAAGTTAAAAAAAATAGCTAAATGGTTTGAGAGTGAAAAACATGTAAGGAGTTTAGAAGAGGCTGATGGTACAATTAAAAATCCTTATAGCTTGGCTGAGAATTGGTTTACTAAAAGCTGGATGTATAAAGGTGTTACAAATCCTATGAAGAGAGTTCTTCAAGGTGACTATGATCAATCAACAAAGTTATCTTTTATTAGAATGATGGGAGATCATGGGGTTCTTCTTGAAGGTCATAGGAATGGAGTTAAAGGAGAACATTCTGTTTTTACTAAAGCTTCCACTTATGAGGGAGAATGGGTAGAGGCTTATGATGAAGTTCTGAAAATATACGGAGAAGTATCTGGCAAAGGGAAGCCTAAAGAATCTGTTATGGATTATCATTTTAACAAGAAACCTTTTGAATTATGGCTAGAAGAAACATGGTTAAAGAGTGCTAAGAAGCAAGAATTAACTGATCTTGAAAGTAAAGCTGTAGATACTTGGGATAAGTTTTTTAAGCGTTGGGAAGATAGGTTGACTGAGACTGGTCATCTAGGATCTGATGCTGGAATTGCTAGAAGAGTTGCTAAGTATACAGAATTAAATGCAACTTATGATAATGACTTAGCAAAGTATAAAGAAAGGCTTGGCTATACTGGTAAAGAAAAAAATGAGCAAGGTTATATAATTTCTTTTGAAGATTGGGTTGAGCAAAACTCTGCTAGAATTAATACAATACTTAAAGGTAAAGATAGAATTGAATTTAATATTCTAATTGACAACAAGAGGAAAATATCTCGTCAATTAAAGCAACACGAATTGCAACAAAGAACAAGAGAAGGTGAAAATGCTTTTGAAAAGATGTTTAAACCTGAGAAGTTCTTCCCTAGATTTTTTAATAAACAAAAAATTTCAGAAAACAGAATAGCTTTTGAAAAGATATTATCTGAATGGATGAGAGAGAATCCATATACTTATGCGTATGACCCTAAAGATAAAATTATTAAAGCAACTAAGATTTCAACAGATCCAGATGATATCAGCAAAAGAGTAAAAGAGATGGTTGATAAGATTCTTAATGAAGGAGATCCGTTTGAAGGGTTGTCTTATGGGTATGGTAAGTCAAAACATTTTAAGCATAAGATGATAGACATACCGAATGAGCTTATTGCTGATTTTATTATTACAAATCCAGTTCAAGCTATGATGGCTTATACAAACAGAACTGCTTCACAGTTTGAGTTTTATAAAATGTTTGGTCATGAAGATCCTGAGATTGTTGCGAATGAAATACTTTTAAAAGAAGCTCGAAGAGGACTGAGTGAGAATCAACTAAATGCTTTGCGTAGAGATTTTCTTCATAGTTATGATCGTGTTGCTGGTGTTGTTATTCAGAACCCTGATGCTTGGAATCTTTACATAGCTCAGTTGTTAAAAGACTTTGCTGCCTTGAATTATTTAGGTAGTGCTGGATTTTCTACTCTTCCTGACTTTGCGGCAATCATGATGCAAAACGATCTAAGACCTTTTTTCTCTCAACTTATTAGAACGCTTGATAATGAGAAAGTTCGCATGAACGCTATGGAAGCTCGTATAGCTGGAGAGATGTTAGAAATATTAAAAGGTGATGTATATACACGATTAATGGAAGATACATTAAACAATCCTTTTCAATCTACCTTTAGATCTAAAGCTAAAAATACTTTCTTTCAGTTAAACTTACTCGGTCCAATGACCAGAACATTTAAACAGATATCTTCTATGGCTCATTCCCACACAATAGTAGATTATTCTATTAAGTGGGCTAATGGTAAAATTACCAACAAGCAAGCTCAATGGATGTTGAGAATGGGTCTTGATAAAAAAGATGCTTTAAAGATTTCCAAGATGAGAGACAAAGGTTTTATAGAAAAATCTGGTGACGATAAGTCAGGGTTTTATTTAGCTAATACAAATGCCTGGGATGACCCAGAAGCAGTCACTTTATTTAGAAGAACACTAAACTCAAGTGTTAAGAATACAGTCTTAATGGGAACACCAGCAGACAAACCTATTGTTAGTGATGGTGTATTTTATGTCCCTATTAGAATAGGGAAGCACATGGGTTTATTAGAAGATAAAAGATTTAAAGGATATGCTAGAATTGAGAATGGAATAATAGCTTTACCCTTTCAGTTTTATTCTTATTCTTTTGCTGCTCTGAATAAAATAACGACTCTTTACACTCAAGGAGCAGTTAACAATAGACTTGTTGGTATGGGTTCAGCTATGGCATTGGCTTATATGGGTATGCAATTAAAGTATAGGAATACTCCGTGGGTTCTTGATGAGATGAGTCTTGAAGATAAAATTGCTAGATCTTTTGATATGTCTGGATTGGCTGCAATGTATTCAGATATGTTTTATACATCTATGCAAACTTCTATGGCATTAGGCATGCCACCTATTGACGTAGGCATTAGCCCTAAGTTTCCGCAAAAAGAAGATTTTGGGGATGCAATTACATCTGTAACTGGTGCTTCTACTGGGCTTGCTTACGACCAAGCAAAAGCTGTTGTTCAGTTTATACAAGGAGACTACGGAGCTGCAAGTAAAGATTTTATTAGCAATTTACCTTATATGAGGTTATGGTTCTTAAAAAGCTTTGTAAATGATTTGACGAGAACTATTGCTGGTACTAGATATTAAAGGATAAAATATGACAATATCAGTTTCAAATAACACGCCAAGAGTTTCGTATGCCGTTTCTCAAGGAGCAACAACAACTTCATTCGCAGTTAACTTTGAGTTTTTTGCTGAAGCAGATTTAAATGTTTATGTAGATGGAACACTAAAAACATTAACAACTCATTACTCTGTATCAGGTGGAGATGGTTCTACTGGTACAGTTTCAATGTCTGTTACTGGTGCTACTGGTGGCTCGACTGTAGTGATAACAAGAGACATAGCACTTGAGAGAACTACTGACTTCCCTACTCAAGGTGCTTTTAATATTTCTTCTCTGAATACTGAGCTAGATAAACTGGTTGCGATTGATGCTGACGTTGATGATACAATAGGAAGATCTGTACGATTGCAAGATTCTGATTCTGCTGTGTCTATGGAGCTTCCTCTTAAAGCAGATAGAGTAGGAACAGTTCTTGGGTTTAATGCTACTACTGGTGCTGCCGAAGCTGGACCAACTATTGCTAACGTAAGTTCATTAGCTGCAATAACTGCTAATATAACTACTGTTGCTGGAATTTCTGCTAACGTAACTACTGTAGCTGGCATACAAGCTAACGTAACAACAGTTGCTGGAATAGCATCAGCAGTTTCTAGTGTTGCTGGAGTTGCTTCATTAATAACATCAGACTTTGTATCTGATTTAAATACACTAGCGACAAGTGCAATCGTTGAAGACCTAAATATCTTAGCTACAAGTGACATTGTTAGCGATTTGAATACTCTTGCTACAAGTGATATTGTTGCTGACTTAAATAAACTAGCAACAGATGATATAGTTAGCGACCTTAACACACTAGCAACAACAGATATCGTTAATGACTTAAATACATTGGCAACATCTGATATTGTTACTGACCTAAATTTATTGGCAACAAGTGCTATAGTTGAGGATTTGAATTTACTTGCTACTAGCTCTGTTATTGCTGACATGGCTTCACTTGCTGGGTCAGGAGGAAGTCCAAACATAACTGCTCTTACTGCTTCTGGTGTAATAACTGGTGCAACTCTTGAAGCTACTGGCGATACGTCTGCTGGAGATAATGCTGCAATAGGTTATACAAGTGCAGAAGGATTGATACTAACTGGTCAAGGTTCTACTAATGATGTAACGATAAAGAATGATGCTGATAATGATGTTATTGAGATTCCTACTGGCACAACAAATGTTACTATTGCTGGAAACTTAGGAGTAGGAGGAACAGTAACTGGTACTGGAACTTCTGTATTTGCAGATTTAGATATCTCTGGTGATGTAGATGTTGATGGAACATTAGAAGCTGATGCTATGACATTAAATGGTACTTCTATTACAACAACAGCAACACTATCAACTGGTATATCAAATGGGAATGTTCTGGTAGCAAATGCTAGTGTTGTTGATAATGATTTTTTAAGAGTAGATGGCACATCTATTGAGGGTCGTTCTGCTTCAGAACTATTAAGTGACATTGGAGGCACTACTGAAGCAACAGCAGAAGCCAATAGTGTTGCACTTGCAATTGCCTTAGGATGATAAAGGAGATTTAATATGGCAAATACATTTAAAGTTGTAAGTCATGATGTAATGCCAGCAAGTGCTGGTACTCCAGAAGACTTGTATACAACTCCAGGTAGTACAACGACAGTAGTTTTAGGATTAGTATTGTGTAACGTACATACTGCTCAAGTCACAGCAGATGTAAAGTTAGTTTCAGATACAAGTGGAGGTGGTCGAGCAGCCACCAACACAACGACATTCTTAGCTAACGATATTCCACTTGCAGTAGGACAAAGCACAAGTGTTTTAATGGGAGCAAAGATTGTTTTGGAGACTACAGATAAAATACAGATTGATTGCTCTGTCGCTGACAAGCTCTCCGTTACAATGAGTATTATGGAGATTACATAATGGGTGAACATAACTTAGGTAAAGATGCAACTGCTACTTCTTATGAGCCTGTTATAAGGCAAGTAGAAAACACAGTAGCTACTTCACTAACAATAGATGCAACGAATACAGCAGTAAATGCTGGACCAATTACAATCGGAGCTAGTGCTACTGTAACTGTATCTGGCATATGGGTGATAGTATGAGTAAGCTACAAGTAGAAACAATATCTCATACCAATAACACTACTGGAATGACGATAGATAGTAGTGGTAGAGTATTAACTCCTACAAGACCTCATGCTTTGGTAGTTATTAATGCAACGGCTACAGGTGGGTACGATACTGTAGCAAACAACGCTGTTATACCTTTTGCAGCTATAGTGCGTGAAACAGGTTCAAATTACGATACAACAAATTACAGATATGTTTGTCCTGTAGCTGGTTTATATTTAGTTACTTGTCAATTAATCATAGACTCAGCAGCAAATATTGATATTGCTTTACGTTTAAGTGGTTCTGATATCCATAGATTTTTTGTAGACTCTAGTAGACAAATTGAGTTTACCACAACTGTAGAAGCAACTGCATCTCAATACATAGATTTTCAACAAGGTTCTGGTGGAGATAGAGATATAAATAAAGCAGGTACAGATGCTTCAAGATATACTGCGGCATCATTTACGTTAATAGGATAAAGAAATGTCAAATGAAATGAATGAATTAAGGAATGTAAGAAATAAAATGTTGTCAGATAGTGATTGGACAGTCATGCCAGATAGTCCGTTATCAGATAGCAAACAAACCGAATGGAAAACATACAGACAAGCGTTAAGAGATTTGCCTAAAGGAGCTAGTCCGAAAGTAAAAGGGATAATGCTTGATATGTCGAGTGTAACCTTCCCAACAAAACCAAGTTAGGAGTAAGACATGGTTAGCAAAATAGAAGTCGATACAGTAGTCAATCAGAGTGGTGACCAAGATAGCGGATTAGATTTATCCACGAATGATGTAGTTAAGGTAAAGACTGCTAATACAGAACGTATGCAAATAAATGCAAACACAGTTTCTATTAAAGCCAAAGCAAGTTCATATGAAGGACTAGAACTTATAACGCCTTCTGGTGATGGTTCTGGGGAGTTTCACATTGGTGTTCATGATGATGGTGGAAGTGCTGGTAGAACTCTCGTAATTAGCAGAGGTGGTTCAGACGGCATGGACACAGAGAGTTTAAGGATTAATGCTTCTGGCGAAATATTTATTGGAAAAACTGGTGAAGTTTCAACACAAGATGGATTTCATTTTAAGCAAACTGGAGAGTGTATTATAGGTCGTGGGTCTAATGATACAGTGTTTGTGTTTCAAGATATAAATAGCTCTGGTGCTACTGTAGGTAGTATTTCAATTACATCTAGTAATACTGCTTATAACACTTCTTCAGATTATAGATTGAAAGAAAATGTAACAACATCTTGGGATGCAACTACAAGACTAAAGCAACTAAAACCATCAAGGTTTAATTTTAAAATAGATAAAGATAAAACAGTAGATGGCTTTTTAGCTCACGAAGTATCAAGCATAGTTCCAGAAGCAATTACTGGAGAGAAAGATGCCGTTGATAAAGATGGTAATATTAAACCACAAGCTATAGACCATAGCAAACTTGTGCCTCTGCTAGTCAAAACAATACAAGAGTTAGAAGCGAGAATAGTAGCATTGGAGAGTAAATAATGACCTCAACATTAAAAGTAAGAAACATAGAGATGGGCGAGGGTGCTGCATCAGACAGTAAGATATTGTTTGATGGCAATGCTCAAGACTTTCACATAGGACTAGACGATAGTTCTGATAATTTAGTGCCTTGTGCATTATACTGTGGATAGGAGAGTAAATAATGACATCAACATTAAAAGTAGATACGATTGCTCATAGTGGTGGCACTACTGGAATGACAATTGATAGTAGTGGTAGAATATTAAAGCCAAGCCAACCTGTGTTTGAAGCATGGTATACTGGAAGTGAATTAGCATTTAGTACAGGAAGCAATCAAGCTCTAGTTTACAACAATGTTACACAACAAGGTGGTACAAACTATAATACTTCTACAGGAAAATTTACAGTACCCATAACAGGGTTTTATTGTCTTACACTTAAAAACAATTTTTACAACATTGCCGTTGATAATACAATGTATCATGGGCTAATTCAGAATGGGACTGGATTTGGTACAGATGAAGAAACTATAGAAGAATATATGACAAGTTCCCATGCTACTCTCGATTATATTCTTTCAGCTACTATAATAAGACAGTATACGGCAAATGACACACTTCAGCCTTATGTAAGGGTCGGTGATGCTGGAAATGGAACAGGGCGTACAAACTATACTGCTAAGAATTATCAAATTTTTGCTGGGTTTTTAATAGGATAACAAAATGACAAAAGAAGAGATATTATTAAGAATACAAAGAGACGCCTTATTAAATCAAAGTGATTGGACACAAGGGTCTGATAGTCCTTTATCAAATAGTAAAAAAGATGAGTGGAAAACATATAGGCAAGCATTAAGAGATTTACCTAAAACTGCTAATCCAAAATTAGATGATACAAAATTGTTACTTGATATGTCGAGTGTAACCTTTCCAACAAAACCGAGTTAGTAAGCTATGACCAAAGCATTAGAAACAAGAGTAGTTAAACTAGAAACTGAGAATCACATTCAGTATAAGGAGATTTTCTTTCGCTTAAAGAGAATTGAACTTGTTGGTCTTGGTGGAATTTCTGCTGTGATAGGTTTGCTTATTAATGTTTTGCTAAAAGTTTATTAGCTTAGTTACATGTTAGACCCTTTAACAATTTCGGCTGCTGTAGCAACAGCAAATACAGCTTTCAACGGAATTAAAAGGGCGTTTCAAGTTGGTAAAGATATTCAGAGTATGACAAATGATTTGTCGAACTGGATGTCTGCTGCTTCTGATATCGAGAACGCACATAAGCAAGCAAAGAATCCAACCTTCATTCAAAAACTAACTAAGCGTGGGAGTATAGAACAAGAAGCTTTGCAAGCTTTTACTGCCAAGAAAACTTTAGAAGAACAACGATACGAACTTCAACAGTTTATTAAGTTTACTCATGGTACACACGCATGGACTGAGCTACTCAAGATGGAAGGTGAGATCCGTAAGCGTAGACAAAAAGAGATATATGATAGGCAAGTTCTAAGGCAGAAGATTATTATGTATGTTGTTTTAACGCTTGTCTTGGCTGTTGGTATTGCTGTACTATTCGCAATTACTTATGGACTTGTTCAATTAGACAGAGGTAATATAAAACTATGACACCTGAGATGCTAGATAAATGGAAAATCCTCCCACGTTTAATGATGCTAGCTATGACATGTGTTTACATCAGGTGCATTGAGTGGGCGTTAAGCCAGCCTGACCTGACAACTCAACAGGCTGGCTTGGTGTCTGTTGTAACAGGTGCTATGACTGGTGCTTTCGCTATCTGGCTAGGAAAGGAAACAAATAATGTCTCTAATTGATTATTGGAAAAAACTTACTGGTCGTGGGAGAGAAGTTAAGCATGACCAAAGAAGAAGAAGAAAGAAACAAAGGGATCTTCGTTCTCAAAAAGAAAATATTAAAAGAGATATTGCTTTTAGAAAAGACATGATGAATATAAAAGATAATTTTACTTATAAGATGCGACCTTCAGAAAAGAAAATTGATAAAGCAATACTTAATAATCAAAAGAAAAACTTATGGAAAGTAAGGATGG